GACACAGTTTAATTTACATCCTCTTTCGTTTTGAAAATTTGTACTTTTCGTTTTGCCAATTATACTAAGTCAAAAGATATATGTAATTTCTTTTGTTTCATTTCTATTTAATTTTTAGTTCATTAGTTGATCCATCCATTCAACAGCCTCTTCAATAGAAGCGGCTTTTTTAAACTCTTTGGTAACACAATATCTCATATACTCACAACAAAGTTCCTCAGAGTCATTAAAATATATGTTATAGGCTCCGTTATCGTCCGCTCCGGTACAGGCTATCCCCAATTCCAACGCTTTTTTCACATTTTCTTTATCACGGGAAAAATAAGCATAAGTATCACCACTGCACCCCTTTAATCCCACCAATCTTATCAATGGTTCCATATTCATATTCTTTAGTAGTTATGATTCAGATAAATATTTTATCAAACTCTCTTTGTCTTTGAAAAGTCTTTTATCCCATTTGGGATAATTGTTTCTGGGTACACTAAGTCCATCTGACAGCTTATAAACCATAAGAAAACTATCATCAGTATAGGATATTTCGATAATTATTTTGCTTATAGTTGTATGGATAATGTTATCCCCGCTCAGATAGCATACGCTATCTCCTACGTTAAATTCAGTATCTATATTCATACCTATTTAGTTATAGTAGTTACTGCTTAAACTCCGGAAGGATACCAAGATATAGATATCTATCATCCTCAGTATGATGGCAGGTACAGTAAAACAATACTCCATCTTCCGATTTAATTGGATCGCCTCCTTGGATTAAGTCCTTTGAACAATAATACGGACAAACGATTTCTCCAATATAATTGTATAGGTCTTCACTTATCCAATCTCCGGGATGAATAAAATCCTCTAAATCCAGGCCTGATTTTTCCCATTGTTTTAAAGTTTTCATAGCTTAATTATTTTTAAAATATTCGTTACACCTAAATCCCTTGCGCGGGGTAAAGTCTTTAAAATCACAACTCATGTAGAGTTCCTTCCGGTCAGCCCAATGGGCCATATCTTTCTGCCATTGCGGAATGACCTGACGCGGATTGCTCAAATCACGGAAAGGTTGGCAGTGCGGCACAAATCGACGGCTAACGCTCTTCCAATAATTGACCCGGTAAAACGACTCTTTAAAGTCCATCAGGATGCAATAGAGGAAATATTCGCCTTTGTAACCGTACTTGTCAATCAGCTTCGCTGCTCGTTCGACATCGGCGATCTGTCCCGGCGTATCACATCCAAAGCGAATACGTTTTATCCATTTCACACGAGCAAGGAGCTTGGCTATATCATCGGTAACTAACCTTGCGTCCAGCCCTTGATTGAAGTCAACTCGAAGTCCCATGGAAATAATCTTTTCGATCTGCTGTAATCCATATTCGGAAGCCAAAACATTGTTATCCATCAAAATCACATGCTTTCTATTTCCGGCCACTTCTTCAATATCCATGTACGGAGTAATGTTGCCTTCCTTTTTGGGGACAACACACCATTTACACTGATTCGGACATCCACGTGTCAAAAAGCCGTAAGCCTCTTTATCAATACCGTACAAACTATAATCCGGATAAGCCCGGTCTATCTCTTTTGGTAAATTATTTGATATATCGTAGCCGGTTCCACCTTTCTCTACCTGATCTGCATTGATATAGTAACCGTGATCAGGAGTAAAGGAAAAGACTTTCGCTATGTATACTTTATCATAGCAGCAGAGAGGATTATACCATTCAACACTATCACCACGTGCTTTATGATAAGCACTAATCTTCATCAACGCCAGGTTAGGATAAGAACTATCAACAGGCAATAAACCTATATTCATGATTCATTTTTTTAGAATTGAATTTTCTGTTGTAAAACTTCGTCGGCATAAAAATGATCGAAGCCTTTATCACTTATCCACCAGTTGAAGCCAAATTCCGCATCTGAGAAGTTGTGATTAAGATATCCGGCATCAATGAGTTTCTGGATCGTCTGTACCCATTTCCGTTTTACGTGAGGGAAACGTCTTATATCTTTCAACTTTTGCTTTCGGTTTGACATAGGGCAAAGAATACAACCAATACGGCTATAACCTTCATCATATAGCTTGCAATATGGTACTTTATATCGATGAATAAACTCCCAGACTTCCCCTTCCGTCCAATTAAGGATAGGCGAAACAAGAATTTTGTCTTTTCCATTGACACACGTTACCATTGTTTCCCTGTGTTCGGAAAATTGATCGAAATTTCCACTGAATTTGCGATTACCTGTTTCTACCTCATTACGTTTAGAACGCTTTGCGCTCTCACCTTTACGGATTCCAATGAGCGTTACTTTTCCGGCGCCGGACATTTCCTTATACTCAGCACAACACCAACGCATGAACCTGGTTGGAAGAATATGTTTTTTCAACGCCATATCATAGATAGACATTTTCGGTTTTATTAGCTCCACACTCGGATATCTCTGTTTTACAAAGCGAATAACATCTGGAGGGTCAATAGATGTTAAGTTCATATGTGCTTTAAACTTTACACCCGCCATTCTTGCTAAATGATAAAGAACAAGGCTATCCTTACCACCGGAAAAAGCAAGGTAAAAACCGTTTTCCGGGTCATATTCCCGTGCCATTCTTTCACTTCTCAGCAATAAGACAATAGAGTTGTATATTTTATCTTGTAGGCTCATTTCTTTTTATAAGCTAAAAATTATCTCCACCATCTCCACCTTCGCATGGAATGTCAACACTGCAATACGCATCTATATTATCATCATGCCATTGTTCGTTTATCCGTACACTCACCCTCCCGTTGGCCATCAGACATATACGGCCAGGATTCATTTTGCTTAACCGCTCTAAGGCTCGGAGATATCGTTCTTCATCTTCTGTGAGAGTAAAATGTTCATCTCTGCGGTTCCAAACTTCTCGACATTTCATGATTCACTTCTTTTTAAATTGAAACTTTTCATATACTCACAATCTCTATCACAAGGGCAATTATCATCATAGCAACTATCGTTGTGACTGTTCTAGCAAGGGCATTGCTTATGATATGCCTCTAATTTGGCTTTATCTCGATCTGCTTTCATTTTAGCCTTAATATGATCCGGCAATGCTTCTTGTGCTACCGGATCGAAAGTGATACATTTCGTTTTATCCATAATGTTCAATTCCATTTTGTTATAGATTTACTTATACCAGCGTCCACCGCAATATTTACATACAAAATAATTCCCCATACTCATCACCTGAACTTTTTCATCCACGCATATACGGCACATGCAAATTTTATGATCGCCATCAGACACAGGTTCTGAAATTTTATCATATTCCCAGAAAGATAACTTGCCTTTAGCCGGTATTGGTTCGGGGAATAAAATAGGGTTAGCCAGCACCCAGTTCCACACGCCATTTTCGGCCCACAGCGAGGGGTGATTCTGAACGCAATCCACTATCTCGACGCTGCCGATGATTGCGCCTTTTGGCAAATCTTCATTATCTCCGTAAAGTTTGTCCTTGTGTTTGGAAACTTTCTTTATTTGCATTCCGTTAAGTGCGCTCCATCCCTTCTTAACTGAGGTCTTTGCTGCATGAATCAGCACTCTCTTACCTAAGTATTTCTTAGGGCAGCTCCAAGTCCTGTTTTCTATATCTTTCAGCCCGGACACGATAAGGCTTGCCCACGGCTGTTTAATTGTTATTGCTTTCATTTAACTTCTTTAATTCGTTAATTTGTTCACTGATAATTCTAATGCGTTCTTTGAGAGCATCTGATTTTCGTGTAGAGAAACCAATTTTGACATGTCGCATCGCATATCCAAAACCTCTTCTATTCAACATTTCAATTTCTCTGCGCTCTTCTTTATACAATCTCTCTTCCAGGACGCTCTTTTTCTCTATAAGTTTTTCTATTTTATTCATATTCATTCCTCCGTATTAGGTAGTAAGTCTTCGATGTATGCCCAGCGATCGATTGCCTCTTTCACTTCCTGCGGGTTGGGTACGACCAAATATCCACAACTGCCATCCCTATGTGTGTATTCTATCAATGCCGGTTTGTTTTCTGCTTTCCCGTTTGCAGCATCATGCCACACGCTGTTGATGCGCCATTCTGCACCTGTTATGAAGTCTTCACGGCAATTATCCTTGCGTAGAACATAATCGTCTGCATCCACTTCTTTGAGAACGCTTCTCCGAAAATGTGTTTTACCTATGGAATAATCTTTTGCTGCTTTTTCAATATCTTCTCGTTCCATTATTCATCTCCTTTCTCTTTGTCTTTAATTAAGTCAATAACATATTCGGTCCCAGTGTCAAAGCCCTTACTATAACCTTCTTCATATCCACTATCCTTAATACCTTTGTAGTAAAACGACCCAACACACAAGGCAAAGCCTATAGTGATCAATACCATTCCTAATCCGAAAAATGGATAAGCAAACGATATATGAAACGGCTTAAATTGGATTGATACGCCTGATGTAAGTGCGAATATAAATAAGAGAGAACAGGCCATTTGAAGTATTATCTTAATCATTCCTTGCCTCCTTTCGGTATCAAATCTTCAATGTATGCCCAACGGATAATTTCGGCTTTTTTATAAAAATTATCCCAATCCATTGAATCAGAGATTACGTTAAATCTGTCATTCTTACATTGAGTAAGATATTCCCTTTTCCTTTCCGGGCATTCTTTCACATCATGCCATACTGAGTTAATATTAGTCCGTGAATTAAACTCATTCCATCGCCTTGCTATCTCATTGCAAAGGACATTGGAACTTTCCACATCTCCCAAATGGATTTCTGCTATTTGGTAGTTCATGCCATCTTTGATACAAAGTTCTGCGTCCAATTCATCGGGACCCAACACACGCTTCCCTCTTGCCGGAATACATATCAGTTTCAATGTATCGGTGTCAAATTCGCCTTTTGCGTATGCCCAATTCAATTTTATTTTTGTCATTTCTTTACCTCCTTGATAAATGATTTGTAATACTTGCAGTTCTTGGCAGATTTCCTTGCTGTTATTCTCCGTTGCAGAGCTTTGCAGTACATCTGACAGTTCGGGCAAGCCTCGTAGTGTACACATTCGCTGCAATGCCTTTCGTCAGCATTTCCGAGGATGTAGGCAATTTCTTCATCCTTGCTCATGTTTTCCGGCTTCCCCTTTGCTTCCTCACGTAATTCGGAAATAATTTTATCAACTTCGGGGTTCGGGGCTTCGTATATCTGTTTCAATCGAAGTGCCTCTGACTTAATCCCCTTGAGAACTTTCTTGCTTATTTTCATTGTTCTATCCTTTCATTCTGCCTAAAAAGGCAAGTTTTAAAACATCGAACTCTTTCCCAATTACCGCAAACTCCAACATTGCGTTATCATCTGCAAGGTCATTAACTCTTAACACGGCATAACTTTCTCCTGATTCGGTTTGATAGGTGTCCAATTCAACAGAACTGATTATACATTCATCATTGCTCTTTCGGAAGAAACTATCAAGACTTTTGAGGATATGATTTTTCAAATAATCATCACCTATTGCAGCCGCAATCTTATCCTGCTTTCTTAATGCGTACCTCATAGTTTACTTTATTTATGCAATCATTTTACGACGAATCAGATTTATATTCTTTTTCACCAGTTTTACTATCTGATCGTGATACTCGCTTACGCCGTTACAGAAGGATCGGGACTGGACGATATCCAGTGTATTCAAGTTTACCTCTATCGTCTCCAATCGTTTTCCAGCCGTGTCCTTTGCCGATAATATCAGGCATTCCGGCCGTCTGTAGTATCCGTTCTGATATACGCAATGGTGCATGACCTTACCTTCCTGATAAAACTGGGTGACACTTTCCAAAGGGCGGATGATTATATCCTCTTCTTCGATTCTCAATCCGAAGAACTTTTCCATCCGCTCGTAGAAGCCGGCTATATCCTTCATTAACTTTTCACGCTTACTGATAGATTGTGCTCGATCTCTTTCCTGTCTCAACTTGGCTTCACGTACCTGTTTTATCTTTAGTAGTTTATCATGTGCAGTTTTCAGGTTCTTAGGGCAGACATAGTGGGCGTTACGCATATCCTTACCAAAGTAAGACAGCAAAGACATATAATCTTCCCACATGGACGCATCCTTGATAATATAATGGTTACGGTTGCAGATGTTGAACGACGGTTTATAGCGAAGGTGATAGAAGCCGTTTCTATACATATGCTTCAGCATGGAGATTTGCCCGGTCTTCAGACACAATTCCGAATCGTTACCACCTTTCAATAAATCACGTATCAATTTCGACGGGGTTACATCTGGGAACCGTCGATTCAGTCCCCGTTTTTTTAATTCCGGCAGTAATTCTTTCCTTGGATAAAGCTCTCCATGTATCGCATATAAATCACCGTAATAGTTATAGGGGCTACTTCCATATTCTCCTTTGATACTGAGAGGTTCACCATATATCCATCCGTTACCTCCCATGTTCATCGGTCGGGCTATGATCGTACGTTTTCCGTCTTCACGAATCCACTCTTGAACCACTTCTGTAAAATCATAACACACCGGAGAAGTTTCCTTCCGAATATTTTTCCAACATAGTATATGCCGGATCACCTGGAACCCGCCTTTCACTTGCAGGATGGACATATACGCCTCTTCACGGATCTTCTGCTTCCGGCTGACCTTTACGTCCAATTGATGATGGCAATAAGGGCATTCGATTTTGTCGCCCAATTTATCTTTACTCGTATTGATCCACATCTTACCACATTCGGAACACCATAGCTCATCCTTACATTTGTAGGCAAAATGGTCAAACAGATGCTCTTTGGCCCAGTCTTCCTGTTCCTTCGTGATGGCAGGCAGTTTTCCGCTTAACTCCGTCACCAGCTTTTCCAATTTCGTTCTCGACTTCATATCAAAACAGGCTCATTTGTTGGACATTTGTATCTGCTTTCTTTTTCGCCGGCTTCTTTTTGAGCAATTGGTATTGCTCTTCGGCTAACCGTTTGATAGCCGCTTCACGGGCTATTTTCTTCTCTTCTTCTGTGAGTTTTACTTTCCGAGAAGAAGAAACAGAACAACAGGCAGAAACTTTTTCTATCTTGATATTCTCTTCGTCATAATAATGCACGGCCATCCCAAAGACTTCCGAGTCACTCATTGCAACAGCAGTTCCTCGTTTACGAGCCTCTCCTAAAATGTAACGGCAGCATTCATCAATACTCTTATTTGGATTGGCAAACTTTGGAGCAAACAGGGTATCTTCTTCTGCTCGTTGTTTCAAATAATCAGCAATTATGTCATTAAAACCTTTAACTTGTCCCATCTTGATTTCTTTTTTTTATTGCCTTCTCTGTGTAATGTTGATTTTTAAAGGCACGCTCCAAAAGGAGCGCACCAAAAGATTAAAGTTTAAAAGTGAATGCTGCCACCGCCCGAACCCTGAGACTGCCGTACTTGTTGTTGCTGAGCGTGCTGCCATTGGAGAAGTTCACGTGCCATGCGCAGCTCTGGCTGCCCTCGGTACTGGACCAATACCACGACGAGGAGAGGGGAGATGCCGAAACATAAGCGAATGCTTTGTTTAGTTCGTCCATATAATGGGCCATTAAATTTAATTGACCAAGAGATGGTATATACTCGCCATCTTCCAGCAGATTTCTCAATTTTGGATTTATGGCTACAAGGCGTTCCGTATTGCCGCGTCCGTCAATGTCAAACAGCGCATCATATTCACGTTCGTAATATGTCCCACTTCCGGATTCTTCACGGCTATCATCGTCAAGCAATTGTACGCTATCATGCTCCGTCAGTGAGATTGCAAATGACATGTATCCGTGCTTCAACCCGATGTATCGTACACAATCTTTGGAGTTATCGCCGGTAAACGGCTCTACGTGTCCGTCTTCGTAGATTAGATACAGTCCGCTGGCGTGCTCTACTTTGTCATCTTTAGATGGTTCGCGGTCGTTACATACGGGTTGGCCACTCTTGGTGATCGCCGGCATGATTACCGACAGGTTTAAATTTTTGATGTTAACATTCATTGTTTTTAAATTTTAGGTAGTTATAGATGTATTAATGTTTCGTGTTTTGATTGATTGATTTCCTTTTCCAGTCTGTCGATCAATCTTTGATGTTTGGCAGCCACATAATTACAGTGTATTGCTAAATTTCTGTCGCGCTCTTTTTCGAGACGCTTTATTTCTTCTAATTTCCAGTCTTTTTGCATGATCATATATTTTTTATTCCGATGTTAATAACTCAACCTCTGTACAACGAACCCACAGACGGCGGTCTAAACAAACCTCATTGGTACTTCGGTTTATGTCGACAACTTTTCTTGTTTTCTGTTTGTATTTGACAGATGAACCTATTTTACATTGAGTTTTGAAAACATTGATTTTCATTTCTTGATTGCTTTTTTGAGTTCTGAAATAATATATTTGCCGGGAGAGTGCAGCCGAGCTCCTCCTCGTTCAGCAGCTTGGATTATGGTCCAAATGGGATGCCCTATTTCTCCATTGTTCGACAATTGGCAAATGGTGTTGAACTCGTCTGGAGGGATAAATAATCTGTTCAGCCTGTTGGTCAGTCCTTCGAAGTTTCTTTCTATCCCATCTGTATTGGAATCTTTAGAAAAAAGATTATTTCCGCATCCTCCATTTCCCCCTGTGGGGGATAGAGGGGGAGGATACTTTTCTTTACTTTCTTTTTCTTTACNCTTTTCTTTTCTTTTATTGCTATCATTTCCCGTAGCATTTGCTATAGCTTTGCTATCATTTTCGATAGCATTTGCTATATTTTTGCTATTTCCCCACCTTTTTTCAAGACCTTTCTTTCCAGCTTCAGCTTTTTTTCTACTTTGTTCGTCTTTAATCTCCATTCTTTGTTTGAAACTTTCGGAGTAGAAGTACTTACCGTCATCGGTAAAGACAAATAACCCAAAATCTTCAACGACTGATTTTATCAGGGAAGTGTCTTCACGAAGGTCAAAGGCTATCATGTTATAATCTTTGACACTCGTGTATTCCGGTTCTTCCCTTAATCTTTCAAGGATCATAAAGTAAACACCGTAACCGGCAGCTTTATGCCGCATTCTAAGCCGTATAAGTTTGTCAGAGTTTCTTGCATTGCTGTCATGGGGAAAGTAGCTTGTCAACTCTTTCCTTGTTGCCATATCATAAATTCTTCTCCACTTTATCAATATCCTGTCTTATTGAGTCTAAGCGATTCCTTCTCGTAACTAAGCAGGCTTCGAAGTGAATCCAGTTGATGCGTGCAAGAAGCATTGAGTCGGTCCAATCGGTCGACCAGATAGCATTCGTCTTCCGCGATGCTATCCAGTAAGGCATTCTGCACTTTGGCCGACAGGCAATTTTCTTTCGCTATCCGGATGATCATGTTCTGTATCTCGTCAGACTTTTTCTTCCGGAGTATTTTTTTTGCCTCTGCGAGCATTTCGCCGGTACGCATCATGTAGACCATGATGACGGATATGCGCTCTTGTATTTCCGCCGGATTGTTCGAGCAGGTGGTGTTTAGATAATCGCTTATTTCTTTTATCTCTTTCTCCATCGTCATACGTTGTTTAAGTACTCATTCACAACTTTCATAAATTCGCCGATCGAACGGACAACGACATATTTGGCGCCGATCCGACCAAACTCAGCTTCGTATTCCTTCTGGTGTACGGATTGCCTGTTTTTGCCGGCCTTCAACTCGATCCCCATAAACGGGTGTTCTTTATTTGGATATAGCAAAATGAGGTCCGGGACCCCGGCTCTGACACCCATTTGTTTAAACTTCGCCGCCTCGACTGCATTGCGATAGCCTCCGTTAGGAACGTGTATCAGCAAATGTCTGAGATTCGCATATTGCAAATCGAACCATCTGACTATTGACTTTTGTAATTGATCTTCTATATGTCTCATTCGTAATTCTTATTATTAGATTAGAGGCAGCGGCCGGAGTCGAACCGACATCCAAGTGCAACCATTTCAGGATGTGACATTCATTCCCACATTGCGCAACACGCTGACTGTTTGCAAGCCGCATCTTTACAGAATTGGCTTGCATAAATAATCATCACTCTGCTTCAGCGATAATAGACAACTGGCCACAAGCGGCTCCGTTCTCAATCTCAGACTTGGTCGCGATTGCTACAGCGTAGTCATAACCCATTCTTTCAAGTTGTTCTTTAATCTTTTCCATAACTCTGTAAATTAAAATGTTTATACTAAATTTACTCCCTCAATAATTCCGTTACCGAGATTGTTTTTTTCTGATATATTGTTTGGGTTGATTGGGGATAATTTCACAAAGAAGTGTTCTTTATCAAAATACTTCTCCAGCTTGTCAGCATCAAAATCAGACTCATCAACCAATGTCAGGTTAATGGTCGTTTTCAGATTGCTCTTAGTCCGAATCTGTCCAAGCTCCTCAATACTCATTTTCTTAGGATAAGGAATAAGCCAGTTACGCTTTTCTTCATCAAAACTATGAAGGCTTATCTGCAATGTTATATTACCTTCAACAAACGAGAAATCGCTACCCTTGACTCCAATCGTTGAAACATAATGGTGGGTGTTCGGATATATTTCAGAAATACGCTCGATAGCTTCCTTTACGGCTTCAATGTTCAAGAATGGTTCTCCCATACGGGTGTAGTTTATCTTGAACTCATTGGCAT